TTCCAGCTTGCGCCTTTGAACTTAACACTTTTAAGTTTTTCTTCAATAATTTGCTTGTTCATAAATCGATAATCATTTTCAAAGTCACCACTTGCGTTTTCAAAGTGTATATGTGTAGGAATAACTTCACCGTTCCTATCAGCAGTTACTACATCAATTTTAGCATCTTTTTGATACTCAGGATTTTTTAAATGTAATGCTAGTTTATCTAGGTTAGGCATTCCAAATGTGCCGTTAAATTCTGACACAGCTGAGTGCGTAGTAGAATTTAAAATCACAGAACGATCTTCTGCCATACTTTCGAAAGTTGTTGCTTCGCTTTCACTGTTTACCTTTACTAAGCTTAAAAAGCCTAGTGCGTGGGTTTTAGCAACAACGTCTTGTAAAATGTCTTTCATGCGGGTTCTCCATTAGTTATATTAAGTATAATGCCTTTATCAGCGTTTGTCAAGTAGTTTTCTATACTATATTTAGGTTTAAAGCCTAAGCTTTTCATTTTTTCTGTATTAGCACATGTAAATGTCCTTTCGTTCGGGGTATTTAGACGAATAGGAGCATCAGGTGCTAAGTCACGGACTTTAATCGGGTTACCTGATCCGATGTCTAATACTCCTTTGACATGGGGTTTATTAATTAGTATTTGTATAGCATCGCAAACATCATTAATATGTATGAAGTCTCGATGATGGTTAGTTACGTATTCTAATTTATTGTTAAAAAGTTTATCAAGAAACATTCCTTTTCTTGGAGTGTCACTCCATACAGTATGAAATCTCATACCTAATGTATTTGGATAGCGTTCTGCTAATTCTTCTAGCACATATTTACTTGCCGCATAAGGATTTAAGTCTGGTTCGTATGCACTCGAACTGCTCGCATACAATATACGTGTTTCAGGATAACGCTCAAACAATCGCCTACTTGCTTCTATATTATTCTGCCAATATGCCGCAGGATCATTAATGCTTTCACGAACACCAGAACGTCCTGCTAAGTGTATAATTAAATCAAAATCTACGTTAGGTAAATCACAAGTAAGCAAGTCTTGTCCGTCTAATAAATCGATACCTACTACGTCATTGTGTAATAGTCTTTTGTGCAATCTACTACCAATAAATCCTCTATGACCTGTTAGTAGTATTTTTTGTACGGCTATCATGATGCTATTCCAGACTCTTGAAAAAATTGTAGATACTCTCTTGTTTGCTGCCAACTACTTACTGCTCTAGTGTGGTTCACAACTTGTGCTAAAGGATAATCGTTTCCGTCCTTATCCATTCTATCTCCGAAGAAATATTTAGTATCTTCGGCATCAAAGTCTTTTATAATTTGTGCTTTATCAGTGCCGATAGGTGATATATCGATACCTGTTTCTCCGCCTACTGTTGCCTTGATCTTAGGAAACAATGCATTGAATTGTCTTGCAATTATTTCACGTTCAGAAGTTAAAGAGTCATAAACTACATATTTTTCTCTTTGTTCTTTTGTTGCATTGCGACCAACAACACTAAAATTTACCATACCAGGACGATGTTCAAAATGCAATCCTGTTCGTAAGTTGAAATCACTTTCTGTGAGCTCAATACTAAGCCACTCGTGTGCATCTTCTGGTAATATCCAATCGTTAGATCTAACATTTACATCTTTTTCCCAAACATCATTACCATTGCAATTATATACACGTTTACAGCTATTATAAATTGTTTCGCCGATTTGTTCGAGCGTTTTAGGCCGATCACTGCCTGTAACAAGATAAACATCATTTGATTGGCAAAACGATTTAAACCAAACTGCAAATCGTTCATCGATTACTTGCCTGCTCGGAGTTAATGTTCCGTCAACATCAAAAATAAATTTATTTTTTACTTTTTTCACCCTTCTTTTTCCTTTTTGCATACATACCACTAGTATATTCTACTTCTTCAGATCTAGCACCATATGGATAAACTGTAATTTCGTTGCCTTTAGCTAACCATTCTTTGACTAATTTTCTGTCTGCTTCAATAGCCAATCTCTTTTCTTCTGCGTCAGTCATTTCTTCTCCGTGTCAGCTACTCGTGAACGTAAATCACTTGTGCTGAATCGGTGATCTCGTTTATTAAAATGCAAATCTATATCTCTACTACGACATATATCCTTGCCAGTAAAATCCTTATCGCGATATTCTTCTCCTAATATTCTAATGTTTATAGGATACATCTGCAAAATATCTTCTAAATCTTCTTCTGTGCCATAAGGGATAATTTCATCTACATAACCAACTGCTTTTAATTGTGTATAACGTTCTACAATAGTTTGTATTGGTGAGTTCTTTTCTTTTCTATCTACGCTAGGATCAACTTGTAACCCCACTAACAAATAGTCGCATTGCTCTTTCGCTTCACGTAGCATAATTACATGTCCTGCATGTAATAGATCAAATGTACTGCAAGTAAATCCTACTTTCATTAGTGTTTCCTTTGCCCGTCAAAGACGCAAATAAAATACATGTCTGCATCACGTGGATTTATTACTTTATGGAATACACCATCATTGATAGGTACTACATCGCCTGCTTCTACTTCGATAAATTCATTATCCAATTGCATTTGTCCTGCCCCTTCGATAAACAAATATACTTCTTCTTGTCCATCATGTTTATGTCCACTTGTTTCTTTATGTCCGTGTAATCTGGTACTGCTTAGGACTAGTGTATTACCAAAAGGATTGTCTTTAACAACATACCTATCATCTTGTTTTGCAATATAACCGCCTATGTCATCCAGATTTACTTTCATTGTCTCTCCTTTAGTTCTTTTAGTACATCCATTATTTGTTCTACTAAGTCTGCATCATCAGGCTTATCAGAATCAATTTCAATCTCTACTTTAATTTTCATTTATTCTCCAAAATCAAATAAACTGTTAAACGTATTGTTACGCTTTGTATCTTCTAACGGATAGTTTAGCACACCAATTAAGTTGTCTAGCTTATTATCAATAATAGTTTCTGCCATTGCTGCATCGTCAAATGGCAGTTCTTTGAACCAATCAGGTATATGAAGCTCATCTGTTGGATAAGCAACACTTGTATACCCTAGTGGGTTCTGTTTTAATTTACAAACAATAACTTTCATACCGTCAACAATTTCTTGCGAATACTTGTCGCCATTCATGCGTTTAAGTGTATTCCAGTTAATGCTTGCTCGTACATGACCAGGCATATTTGCCTTGCCTTGTTTTTCTTCTAGTCGCTGATAGTGACCAATTTTATTAGCACGTTTCGGCGAACCCTTTTCCCAACCAGGACGTTCACTAAACTCTTTACGGAATACAGTAATACGTTCTAGTACATCTTCTACTGGCTTGTCTGTTAGTACCATTAGTAATAGTTCACTTAAAAACTCTTGCATAAACACAGGTGTATCTGATCTACGCAAGTCTAAGCCCATAGCTTTTACTTTTCCAGCTTTGCCATCAACGTCAGTTCTAAACCCTTCGTTGTCAATTACTAGTGCTGCATAACGTTTCTTAGTAATATATAATCCGCTTTCTGCAACAATTTCTCTACCAGCTGCAATAACTTCTGCACGACTTGCTGGACAGTGAAATGCTTGGGCCATAAATTTTGTAAACGTACTATCTACAGCCTCGCTTACTTGATCATAAAGCTTAATAGCATTTTCTTTTGACCATGGAATTTTACCTGAATCAATATCAGCTTTAAGTGTTGGGTATGCACTAAAATATACAGAGTCAGTGTCACCATAAATTACTGCTTCACCTGTGTGATCATACTTACCTGCAATGACGTTGTTAGCTTCTGCACTCATATGCTTAACAATAGTTCGACCACTTAGTGTGGTTGATTGACCAATTCTTTTATCAAAAAATCTACAGCCTGGATTTAAAATAGCACCATACAAACTATTCAAGTTAATCTTCTTAACAAGTTGACGTTTGTCCCAGTATTCAATTTCAATAGAATTGCCTGCGTCTTTTGCTTTTTTAAGTTGTGCTTGTAGATCTTTACGTTCACTATACCAACGCTTTAGAAGTCCAGGAATAACACCTTCGTATTCTGTTGTAAAAATTGTGCCATTTGAACTAAGCATCCAAGGTTTATTACTATCAAAGATTACTTTGTATATTTCAGCACCACTCATTACCTTTGATTCGCCGTTCTCAAAGTCAACTGTAAGTGCAACATCTTTGCGTTGCTCCATAACAGCTTCGTATTCTTCTGTACTAAAACGCCCTTCCCAACTACCTGCAAATGACTTTTTCTTTAGACCCATATCTTCTGTTACACGAGCATCTGAAATATCAGGACGTATTTGTCCAACAATAGTTGCCGGATCCATATTCAATGCACGAATTACACTAGGATATAGACTGTTCAAGTCCATACTTGCAATCCATTTGTGCAGTCCTTTTTTCGGAAATGCCACATACGCACCTGCGGCTTGTGTGTTTTCATCATCACGTTTTGCACGATTAGGAACTTGCATGCCTCGATGATGTGCTTCGTTGACAATGGCTTGTTCTGTAACTGCTACGGCCCCCATAGTGGTTTGTAGCAAAACAGTGTTTGCATGAGCAAGTTCGTTACTAAGATCAATAAATCTTAGTTTTTTGTCCAGCTTGTCCAGTAGTGCGGTATCTTGTATGTTGTATTCGATGAACTTTCTAAAGTCATTGTTGTACAATGCGTCCAAAGTACCTTCATAAGGGACCTTGTTCTCGCCAACTTCGATTTCGCCAATGGCATCAAGTCTATATGTGTGTCTTTCTTCATATGTATATTTACGATATAAATTCAAACTATCTAAATGCACTCTGCCTATTAGGTCAAAGGTTTGTGCTATTTTACCATACTTTTCATATTCACGCTTCTTAGGAAGTTGTCCCCACAAGCAAAATCTACGTGTGTCATCTTTGCTTAGTACACGAGCAGTTCTGTTTACAGTATAAGGAATATCATAACCTTCGCTGTTCCAACCTGATAAGATATCACTATCTTCAATCAGTGTCAAGAAAGTGTCAATCATGTCACCTTCTTTTTCAAACAACATTACATTGTCGATACCTTCAAGTTCTTTTTTAGCTTCGTCCATAGTAAGTGTCTTAGGAGGAACAGCCAAGCATACCATTGTTTCTAACCATTGCAAGTATACTGAGATACTTGTAATAGGCATAAAGGGATCACTTGGATCAGCAAAGCCTCTCTCTGGATCAAAGTCAGTCTCAATATCAAAGAATGCAATGTTTAGTTTAGGTGCATCTTGATTAAGATAGTTTTCACTTAAACATTGAAATATAGGATTAATGTCGCTTTCGAATAGTTGCTTGTCTCTATTAATAGCAACTTCTTTGCGGAAGTCTTTTGTGTTTTTGCAAACAATACGACTTAGTGGGTCACCGTATATACTTTTATACTTGCCACGTTGGTCTTTGTAATAAAAAGTATACTTTACCGGATACTCTGTAAAATGTCTTTTGCCTTCTCGACGTTCAACAGCTCTAATAATATCAGAATCTCTATCGAACATTGCGTCCACGTAACTCAAATCTTTGCCTCCTCGTTGCTTGCGGCCAACGCTAACCTTACTTGCTCTTTAGTGAGCGAATCTATACTAATATATATCACTGTAACACAAACAATTGTATTAAAGCGATTGTATTCATTACAACAAACCAGCTACATAATATAATTGTAAATGCCGCTTTGCGTATAACAGTACTAATCAAACCTAGCAAACTACCTATGAGATACATAGGAATAAAAATTTCAGTTGCAGGATCGAGTACTGTAAATGTTAGTACTGCACTAGCACCTACTAGGAAAATAGTTTCAACTAATTCACAGTAGAATGCAAATGGACTTAGTCGATAACTTTCTTTGAAGTAGCCAACGATACCATTCACTTATCTTTACCCACTGTTACAACAAGTGTTTCAAGATCATCAAACGCATCGGCATGTTGTGCCCAATCGCCTTTTTGTGCAATCTTAATTGCTTTGTTAATAAGAGTAGGTTTCATGTCCAATTCTTCTGCTACTGCTTTAACAGTTTCCTTTAGACCTGTGCTTAAATCTTCAATTTCTTGTAATACTGTTACGCCTTCGTTGACAAGACGTTCTAACTTAGCTTTTTCTTCAGCGCCATAGGTGCGATCACTCATACAATTTCTCCATTAGGTGTTAGTGTAATTGTATTATTATACTACAGTTTTAAGGGGTTGTCAACTACTTTTTTGAGTTTAATGCTGCCCAGAGTTGGGACTTTATGGATTCATTAGTATCTTTATGTTTTTGTTTACGGGGAATGGTTTTTGTTTTATCTTTATGACCGCCTGCGGCACCACTTTTTCGTAGGTCATTCATATACTGAGCATTTGGATCTCTTGCTTTGATAGGTTTTTGTTTGTTCTTTTTATTTGCTGTTAATTTGTCAACAGCGCCACCAACTGCTTTGGCTGCTAATCCTCTAGCTGCCATACCTGCTATTGCTGGTAATATTTCATCTAGCTCTTGTGATATTGCTTCAATTAAAGAATCTTGATCAAAATTTAACGATTCTTTTTGACCTTGTTGCGCCTTGTATTCATCTTTATAATCTTTAGATGTCTTAGGCTTTGGCTTGGCTGTAGGTACTTTTGGCTCTTTAGCTTTATCGTATTCGCCTTTAGCAGCCTTAAACGCTGGACTTAGTTTATGAGGATCTTTATAGCCTGCTTTTGCTCCAGTTTTAAAAGAGCTGGCACCGGACTTGACTGCAGCTTTTGCCGCTTTAGCACCAGTTTTAATAGTTTTCTTAAAATTATCGAACTTTTCGCCTTCATTAAGTTGAACGCCTGCTAGTTTAGCAAAATCACTTATACTATAATCTTTATCTACTGGCATAGTGCCTTCTGGAATATCAGAAACACTTTCTTCTAAATGATTTACTGTTAAATCTTCAGATCCAACGGATGCTTTTCCTGAAGCCATTTCAGTAAGCTTGCGTATATCTTCTGCAGGATCTGCAGGATCAATTTCAAATAGTTTTTGCTGGAGAGCATGATAGTCCATTATCTCTTGCCTGAAGCTTTCGCGGCATGTACTGCTTTACGGTGTGCAGCTGATTTGAACTTTTTCTTACCTTCTAATTTTAAATGTAGTTCTTCTTTGTAAGATTCTTTCTTTTTTGATAACCGGTTCATAGCTTTTTTTGCTCTAGCCGCCTTGTCCATATGACCATGATAGAAATCTGACTTCATATCCCCAACCTCTTCA